CAGGTTGCGGCAAAGGTCGGCATCGACCGCCAGCCGATCGGCGTGGCGCTGGCGGCCGCCGGCATTGACCCGCCGTCGCAAAAGCCCCCGCCGCCGCTGTTCTCCGACGACCAGATCCGCGCGCTGCTGCGGGCCGGCTGCACCGTCAAGGAGACGATGAAACGCACCAAAGCCGGCAAGCCTCGGGTGCGGCGGTTGCGCCGGGAGATTGTTGGCCTGCCGCCGCAGCAACGTCCGCAGAAGGTGGTTCGTATGATCCGTTCGCCTGCTCAGATACCGCTGTCTATCGCTGCCGAGGTGGGACCTCGGCCCGTGGTGCGCGTGCAGCCGGTGATCATCGGCAAGCCCCGGCAGTGCGAATACTTGGCCGGCATCGAGAAACCATGGGTGCGGTGCGAGCACGACATTGAGCGCGGCAGTTACTGCAAGGCGCACGCTCGGCTTTGCTACAACGGCGTGTTGAGGGCCGCCTGATGCCGAACAACAAATACCGCACGCCAGAGCGTAACGAAGTTGTCGTCTCGATGTGGGCGACGGAAGCGCCCGTTGCGGAGATCAAGCAGCGCCTGGACGCGCTTCCGGGTCGGGCCGTGCCAATTTGGGCTATTGCCCCATGGGCCAACAGCCTCGGGGTGAAACGGCCAGCGGGCTACATGCTGAAGATCAGCCAAGCCGCATCGGCAAAAGCCGCGTCCGTTCTGAAGCGCGCGACGCCTGAGCGCGACGCCATGCTGACGGAACTGTGGACGACCGGCGTGTTCAAATCGGTGATCGTCGAGGCGCTGAACTGCCTGCCCGGCAATCATCTGGGCCTGCATTTTGTTGAGCGGCGGGCGCGGAAGCTGGGGCTGAAACGACCGCCCGAATATTTGGCGCACGTGCGGCGGGTGGCTGCCGGGCGCGTTCCCGATGCGGCGAAGTGGCCGATTGTTCTGACGCCTCGGGTCGAGATGCCGGCGCCGGTTGCTCCCGCGCTCGTGGTTGCTCCGAGGGAGCGCAAGACGTTCCCGGTGGTGCGTTATTCGATGCTCGGCGGCCGCATCTGATGGCCTTCCACCGCCACGCCCGCCACAACGCCGGCCGCCTATGCCTCACGCTCGGCGTCACCGCCGGCAACATGTCGCGCCTGAACACGCCGCTGGACAGCGCGTCGGGACGCCGCGCGCCACACCACACCGGGCCGATTGAGTTTGATGTGCCGATCGACGGCCGCGCGCTGGCCTGCGTGCTGCGGCTCGATCATCACCCCCTGCCGCATCCGTCGCGGCTGGCCATTACGCTGACCGCCGAGGACGTGGCCGCGTTGCTGGAAGACAATCTGGTTGATTTGTCGCGAGCGGGGCTGGGCGTGGTGATTGTGTATGGACTGACGCCCGTGGATGCGGGCGAGGCGGTGCAGCGCGTGCTGGAGCCGGTGCTTCCGCCCGTTCCGGAAGACCCGGCGGAGGAGGAGGCGTGATGCGTAACGATTACTTGCAATTCCTGGCATCCAAGGCGCCACGCGCCATGTCGGTCGGCAGGGAGCCGGTGCCAATGCCGGCGCATATGTTCGACTTCCAGCAGGCATCCACGGCATTCGCCATCCGGCAGGGCCGGGCCGCGCTGTTCCTGGATACCGGACTGGGCAAGACGATCTGCGAGTTGGAGTTCGCCCGGCAGATGGCGGACGTGTCGCTGATCCTGACGCCGCTTGCCGTCGCGCGGCAGATAGAGCGGGAAGGGCAACGGTTCGGTTACAACTGTCGCGTCGCCCGCGATCAATCCGAGGTCGCGTCGGGCATCAACATTTGCAACTATGACCGGCTGGACAAGCTAAGTCCGGATGCGTTCGGCGCTGTAGTTCTGGATGAATCCAGCATCCTGAAATCATTCACGGGCGCAACGACGCGGGCGCTGATCGCGGCATTCGCGGACACGCCATATCGACTGTGCGCCACGGCGACGCCGGCACCGAACGATCATATCGAGTTGGGCACGCATTCCGAGTTCCTGGGGATCATGCCACAGGCTGACATGCTGGTGCGGTGGTTCATCAACGACACCAACGATACCGGAACGTGGCGGCTCAAGGGGCACGCGCAGCATCAGTTCTGGGATTGGGTCGCATCCTGGGCCGTGATGGCGACGACGCCCGATGACCTGGGATTTGACGGGTCCAGGTTCGTGCTGCCGCCGATGCAAATCCACAAGCACAAGGTATCAGCCGATATCGTGCCGTCCGATGGGCTGTTCGGCTTTGATGTGTCGGCCACGAAGATATTTGAGTTGAAGCGGCAGACGGCCGAGACGCGAGCGGATGTCGCGGCGCAGTTGGTCGGCGCGGAGCCGGATGAGGCGTGGCTGATCTGGGTCGATACCGACAACGAGGCCAATGCCGTCATGAAGCGGCTGCCAGGCGCTATTGACGTGCGCGGGTCAATGACGCCAGAGGTCAAGGAAGCCGGGTTGCTGGGCTTCGTTACATCCGGGCGCGCGCTTGTCACCAAGCCGCGCATCGCCAGCATGGGCATGAATTACCAGCACTGCGCCCGGCAGTTGTTTGTTGGCCGGTCGTTTTCCTATGAGGCTTGGTATCAGTGCGTCCGCCGATCCCATCGGTTCGGGCAGTCCCGCCCGGTGCATGTCCATATCGTGGTCGCCGAGGGCGAGGATCAGATCGGGCGCGTGATCGATCGCAAGGCCGATGGTCACGAGGTCATGAAATCAGCCATGCGCGCCGCATCCAAGCGCGCCGTTGGCCGGTCTGCCGAGGTCAAGGTGCCATACAATCCGCAACACAATGGGAGGCTGCCCGCATGGCTATTCGCTGCTTGAACGAGGCGCACGGACAGGACTGGTCGCTCTACAACGCTGACTGTGTTGACTTGCTGCGGCAGTTGCCTGACCGGAGCGTCGGCTTCTCGGTCTACTCGCCGCCGTTCTCAAATCTGTTTGTCTACTCGGACAGCGAAAGCGACATGGGGAACAGCGCCGACGATGGCGAGTTCTTCCGGCATTACGGGTTCATGCTGGAACAGTTGACCCGCGTCATGAAGCCGGGGCGGCTGGCGGCCGTGCATTGTTCTGATTTACCGCTGACGAAGTGGCGCGATGGCGTGATCGGCATCAAGGACTTCTCCGGGGATTTGATTCGCGCCCATGAGGCGGCGGGGTGGGTGCTGCACTCGCGCGTCACTGTCTGGAAAGACCCGGTTGTCGAAATGACTCGGACCAAGGCGCTCGGGCTGCTTTACAAGCAGTTACAGAAAGACAGCACACGCAGCCGGCAAGGCATGGCGGATTATGTGCTGGTTTTCCGTGCGCCAGGCGAAAACGCGGAGCCTGTTGGTCAGGATCGCAAAACTTTCCCCGTCGAGCAGTGGCAGCAATGGGCGTCGCCGGTTTGGATGGATATCCGGCAGACGAATACGCTCAACGTTCAGCAGGCGCGGGAACATTCCGATGAACGCCACGTCTGCCCGCTGCAACTGGACCTGATCGAGCGGTGCATTTTGCTGTGGAGTAACCGGGGCGATGTGGTGCTGTCACCGTTCGCGGGAATAGGGTCGGAAGGGTTCGGCGCGGTCAAGCAACGGCGCAAATTCGTGGGTGTCGAGTTGAAGTCCGCTTATTTCGACGTGGCACGAAAGAACCTGATCAATGCGGCGGCGGGCGTCGTTGATCTGTTTGACGCGGCATGAGCAACGACCCCGCCTTCTACCTCCGCAACGCCTTCGCCCATCACTGCAACGACATGATCGGCTACGCCGAGGCGTGGTGCCGCGCGGCGGACATTGATCCGGAGGAAAAGGCGGAGGCGGTGCGACGGCTGATCGTGCGGTTGCAGGATGTGATGCGGGTGGAGGTAGTGTGGTGAGCGAAACAGTGGTGATCTCTCTCCCCGGCGTGCCGCGCGGCAAGGGGCGTCCTCGTTTCTCCCGCGCCGGCAACCATGTCCGCGCCTACACCGATGCGCAGACGGAAAGCTACGAGGGCGCGCTGCGGCTGGCGGCATCACAGGCCATGGGCGGTGAGCCGCCGCTGGATGGCGCGCTTGCGATCATCATGACGGCCGTGTTCCCGGTGCCGGCAAGCTGGTCACGAAAGAAACGGGTGGACGCACTGCTGGGCGTCGTGCGGCCGGTTGGCCGTCCCGATGTGGACAACCTCGTCAAGTGCGTTGACGCGCTGAACCAGATCGTCTGGCGCGATGACGCGCAAGTCGTGTCGGCGCTGATCATGAAGGAATACGGCACGACGC